AATAGAAGTAAGCCGCATCAGCTGAGCCTCTGTTTACATAAAATCCAGCGTCTATATCAGCACCAGAGGAGTTACTGCTGTTAAGTTCTAGGAAATTATCTTCTACAGTGAGTTGGGTGGTTTCTATTTGGGTGTTAGTTCCGTTTACTACTAGGTCGCCTTCAATCACAACTTTGCCTGTGCCGTTTGCGTCAATTGTTAAATCCCCGTTTGTGATTGTGTTGGTAATTGTTGATTCTGTAAGTGTTATGTTTGATAAACCGCTTCCGCCTAATTTGTCGTATACTTCGTTAAAGTTGTCGTTAATTTTGTCGAATGCCGTTCTTAACGGATCACCTGTGCCGTCATTGGCTGCTGATCCTATGTTAATTGTTTGTTGGCTCATTTGTAAAGTCTCCTCTGGTAATGTATTTACTAAATATTTCTATAAACCTAAAGTAAATGTATATCAAAGAAACAACAGAAATTAGATTACATCAACGTGAGAGCAAATTAGGAAATGTGCATAATTTCAAAAGAAGGCGCACAGTATACCATTTCCGCTGTGATTCATGTAACAAAGAATTCTTACGTGATAAAAGTAAAGTTGCAAATTCCAGAGCAAGCAATAGGTTTCACCATGTATGTGCTTCATGCGACGTGCATCGATATGCTCAAAGTGTAGGGGTTGAGATGAGGAAAATTTACAGTCTTGACGCAAGTTCTACTGAGATAAAACTTTAACCAGTAGATACTTTTAATGTGCCTGAATCGTTATACAATTGGCCAGCATTGCTTGGATCCGATGTTGGAAGACTTGACATCATCACCACAGCACCATTTATAGTAAGGCCATCTTCAACTGTAACTTGAGCAGAGTCATCTGATTTAATTGTGTTAACAACCAAGTCTGAACTGATCACAGTGTCTCCTGTACCATTGGGAGATATGTTGATGTCAGTGTTTGTGAACGTGGATGAAATGGTGTTTCCTGCAATGTCAATGGATTTGCCTGTGGAGTCTTGTCCAATGATGTCATACAACTCATCAAAGTTGTTGTTAATTTTATCCATTGCATCACGCAATGAATCGCCAGTGCCTGTGTTTATACCTGACCCTGTGTTAATCCTTTGTTTTGACATGTATATTCCTATTTATTTTACTGAAAAACTAGTGCCGCAACCACACGAAGAATGTGCATTGGGATTGTCATATGTAAAATAAGATCCAAAAATTTCCTGTTTGTAATCAATTCGTGTGCCTAATATAAACATTTCAGAACGTTCATCCACCAGCACTTTGACATCGCCAAATGCTAGTTCGTGATCTCTATCCTTTTTTTCATCAGCAACATCAATCTTGTAGTTGAAACCTGCACAGCCACCACCTTTGACTCCAAATCTAATGTAAGGCTTGCTTGCATCTTCACAGACTTCCTTCATTTTTGCAATTGCTGGCACAGTTATTTCTATCATAACTGTATTTACATACCTAAATACAAGCGACCATCGTCACTGACCATCTCAGGAGACCATGGTGGATCAAATGTTAATTTTACTCTAACTTTGTCATGTCCTGCTTTTTCCACTGCTTCTTGGATCCACTGTGGTAACTCTCCTGCCACTGGACAATTAGGTGCTGTAAGGGTCATTGTGACATCTACTGAGTTGTCTTCCTGTAAAATAATGTCATATATCAAACCAAGTTCAAACACATCAATAGGAATCTCTGGATCATAAACAGATCTTAATTCATGAACTATGTTTGGAAAAGTTGTTTCAAAGTGTTTGCGGTTAATCATTCAGTTGCTCTGACACCACGCACTTCTGGAATGTAATGTTTCATCATATTTTCAATTCCAGACTTTAGTGTTGCTGTTGAACTTGGACAGCCTGCACATGCACCTTGCATTTCTAACACAATCCATCCATCTTTGTATGCTTCAAATATTATGTCCCCGCCATCCATGGCCACTGCAGGACGTATTTTGACATCAAGTATTTCTTTGATTTTTTTAACTGTCTCACTGTCACTGTCTTTGATTGCATGTTTGTCGTCGACATAATTTTTTTTGAATTGTGGTTCCCGTATTAATGGTTTATCCGTGGCAAATTGCGTAATGATGGCACCCATGATGGCTGGTTTCAACAATTTCCATTCAGCAAACTTATGCTTACTGATTGTGATAAAGTCTGCACCGTAAAACACACTTTCAACTCCTTTGATTTGAAAAAGTTGTTCGGCTAGTATTGAATTACCAGTGCTACTTTCATCTTGATAAAATTGTGTTCCATGACTCATTACTGTGACGCCAGGAATAAATTTTAGGGTTTCTGGGTTTGGCGTTTGTTCTACTTGCACAAACATGGAACATTATGCCTCAATTAGTCTTGATTCTATAAATTTGTAATTTATCAGTTCGTTGATTACTCTTGTGAGGTGTGCTTTTCTATCATTCTTGTAATCAAGATAGTAAGAATGTTCCCATACATCAAATGCGGCCAATATATCAACGTCTTCGCCTACTGGATTGTCTGCATTAGAATATGTTCTAAACTTCATATCACCATTTTCTAATATGAGGTATACCCATCCTGATCCAAACTGTTTTATGCCTGCATCAACAAAAGCATCTTTAAATGCATCCAAGGAATCAAAATCTTTTTCTATTTTTTCCAACAGTGTTTCACTTGGATCTTCATAAGCATCAGTAAGTGACTGCCAGTAGATTATGTGATTGTAGTTTTGTCCAGCATTATTGAATATGCCTGCATCTGCATCACGTGAATCCACAATAATTTGTTTGAGGCTTTTGTTTTCATATTCAGTGCCTTTGATCAAATCATTTAATTTGTCTACATAAGTTTGGTGATGTTTTCCGTAATGTAGATCAAGTGTGTCCCTGCTAATCACAGGTTCAAGATCTTTTCTATCATAAGGCAAATCGATCAGTGTAAATTTGCCACCATTGACATTTACGTCATCTGCTACTTGATCTAATTTCATTATTTTTTCTTTGGTCTACCACGGCCTTTTTTAGCAGTAGTCTTTTTGGTTGTTTTCTTTGTTGACTTTTTTGTAGTCATCTTTTTTGTTTTCTTTGGTGTTATGGTTGTTGACTTTGTGGTCACAGCCGCAGATGCAGTTGGTCCACTAGTATCACCAAATATCCATTTTAATATCTTCATTAGTTTGGTCTCCTTTGTGTATATTATACTTATTTTTTACAATCTGTCAATCACCACACAGGTGATCCAATTGATATTAATTCATACTGTGCCGCCAACAAAGATGATGCAAGATTCTTGGCTTTGGATTCGCACTGTATATCAAACAATTTTCCAAATGGTTTTATCCAATTGTTTGTTGGTATATGCCAGTAATAATCAGAGTGTGCTCTAATGGTTGTTCTGTTTTCGCCCTGTTCAAATAATTTTTCTCTATCCAAAAGTTTTGCCTGGTCAACCTTGTTGTGCAATATCTCTTTTGGTTGTGAATAATGCATCACTGGTCGCACACCACGCCACGAATCAATGATTCTTTTGATCCTGTCATCATCTACTGTGATCCATTCTCCACAGTTGACCCAATGATGATGTATATCAAACACCAGTGCCAAATGTTTTTCCAATTGTAAAACATCATCCAATCCCCATTTCATTTCTTCATTTTCGATTGTGATAGTATTCCTTGCTTCAGGCGACAGTCTTGGCAAAACATCAATGATGCCTTGTGGACCTCTTCGACCAGATATATGCACGTTAATTTTAAAGTCCTGGAATTTCTTACCATAACCCATCCAACGTGCCATGTTCACATGATATTCAAATTCTTCAATGCTACGGTCAATGATGTCATCCGACTCTGATGCCAACACAGTGAACTGTCCAGGATGAAAAGACAATCTCACACCTAATGATCTTGCTGTGTTGCCAACTTCAGCAAAATGTTTTTCACAGTATGCAACCACATCTGGTTTGGACCAAAAGTATTTCCATGTGGCTTCTGTGGCCACAGGTAATATTGGTGAACTTAATCTACACATACGCAATGATGGAGGCAGTGCACCAGTGTATTTGACCAGTTCATGTATAGAAGATATATTATGGCGCATGAGATCCCACAGTCTTTCTTCTGCTTGATCTTTGTGTTCGTTGAGCCAACGCACAGTGGTTGCTCTACAGTTGAGTGGCTGTTCAGTTTCCTTTAATATTTTAGGTTTAAGTGTTCTATCATGATGTAGATACTTGCAACAATAGCCTATACGCATAACACTATTATAGTTTAAGAATACAAACTGTCAACATCTGATGGCACACCAATGGTTGCGTTTATTTCACACACTGTGTTAACCACTTTGTTGATTTCATCATAACTTAACCATTGGTGACATGGTATACACACTGCATGATCAACATAAAAATTTGTATTAGGATATGTCCTATTATCTACATTTAGTGCAGGATATTTGGAAAAGTTATAGGTGTAATGTAAATTACATTCTATACCCTTATCATGCATCATTTTGGCAAACAATCTTTTATTTTTAGTAAAAATACAAAACTTATGATGATTGGAGGTGCTGTAATCTGGTGATGGCCTAACCATAACTCCTTTGTTATCAAACACATCTTTGTAATACAGATTGATTTCAGTTCTGGTGTTTTGCCAACTGGCCAATCTTTGCATTGAAGCCAAACATTGTGCTGACTTGTCTTCACTGGGTTTACCGTTGATACCTATCTGTGATATCTGCACTTCTTCAGCATTGTTATAACCATTTGAATTAATGATTTTCAATTTGCCATACAGAGTAGCATCATCAGTTGAAACTGATCCATATGTGCCAAACACAGGTGCATTTTTATTAAAAGCAAAACTTAAAGTGGTCATATCGCCATACTGTGTTGCCATGTTGTCACGATATTTGGTTGTAAGGCATTGAGCACTGTCGTTCAGCACAGGCACTTCAATGTCTTTGATTTGGTCCCAGTCCACAGAATCGCCATACAAGCCAGTCACAATACATGCCTTGGTGTTTTTGGTAATAGGCAGATTAGACAAATCCATACAGCCATAATTGTTGATGTCCACAAACACAGGAACTGCTCCTAGTAATTTTATTGGCATCACACTTGCAGGATTACTATAATTCACACACAACACTTCATCGTTTGGTTGTATGCCAATGGCCAACAACATGCTTGTGATAGCAGTTGTGCCACTTGTGGTCACCACTGTGTGTTGTTTGGTGTGTTGCGAAATAATTTCAGCACATTGTTTTGTGTAGGTGCCATCAACATGATTGTCGTTACTGTATACATCTTGATAATACGCAGACAATGTCGGCATGATATCATTGTATAAACGTGACAGTGGAGCAATTTTAATCATTTTTTTGAAGAGTGATTGTATCCTGGCATCATTATTTCAATTTGTTTTTGTTTGAAATCTGGTTGTGACCAAACATAATCAAACGTGTTTTCTACATCATCTATTGTAATTTTATACACATCTAAGTGTTGTGAAAGTGTTGACCAGATTTTATATTGATCATCAGTGCCAAAAGATTTCTGCAAATTGCAATGGCCAATTTTGATATATCCAAGAGCAAGTTCAGGATCATCAGGATCGAAACCATTTTGTTTCAGCCATGCATTAAACTGTTGTTGTTCTTGTGTGTGCCAAGGCGCAGTTGCTTGCGTTACATCTTTGCCCCACTCAATGTCAAATTCTCCAGTGTAATATTTCAATGCATTAATTGTTGAACACACCACATCATCCACAGGTGCACCGTCTTCATCTCTAAACACTTCTATGTGTGTTTTACCTATCTGTGCCCAATGAAGATACACACCTCCTAGTTCTCTATCAAAACTATTTTGTTCAAATAGATCAAAATCCTGTGGTTGTAGATTTTGTCTAGGTGCTTGTAACCATGTCATGATTTGACTTGGTCTCTGCCATTGTGGTTCCAGCACAGACTTTCTTAAACTCAACACATATGATTCTAACTCGTGACACAAATCATTTAATTGTCTAATGGCATATTTTGTTTCAAAGTCTGCAACTTTGTAATATTCTGATAAGCCCCAAGCTTCGCCCTGTAAATCTTCAAAATATCTATGCAAACGATTCATGGCATCATGTTTCAAGCATAATCCTAAATTTGTTTTTTGATCACCATG